AAGGAAGCGCTGGAAGACCTGTTGAGCTCCATGTAGGTGAACGGAGGACCCAGGTAGGTCGGATGCCCCCAAAAGATATCCGAATTGCTGATGACGTTCCCGCCGCTGGTTACCACGGGAACCGTGTTGACGATGTCAGACAGTTCGGACGCGTCGAAGTAGATTTTCCAGGGGTACGTGGCCTGGAAGTTCGGCCAGTCGAAATAGCGCGTCGTGTAGACCGTGTAGAAGGTGCGGTGAAGCAGCCCCTCAACCGAGTCCCGCGCTTCTTCGATCGAGTCGTCCACCTGCTGGTCACTGCGATTTGTCTGCTTGATATCAAGCGCTTGCTTGACGCTCTCGCGGGTGCAGTAGCAGGGCAGTGTGATGGCCACCTGTGTTCACCTCCTGGTCTGTGCGTACGCCGTTGTCAGGCGCTGATGGCGATCTGATTGGCGATGGTCCCGGTCGTGATGGCGAACAGCACGTACCACGCTGCCGGAAGCCGAAATGAAACGACCTCGCCGGTCGTGGCAGTCCCACTGGCGACGATGGTGTGGGACGGTGTGCTGGTCGGCCCGATCGCCACGCTGAACGCGGTTCCGGCCGAGCCGATCTCCAGATAGACCATGTAGTCCACGGTCGTATCGCTGAGCTGAGCCGCCACACCGGTAGAGAACGTCGGGGTCAGCACGTTCGACAGCGTGGATTTGACGCCAGCCGAAGCAGTCAGTATGCCGCCCACGGACTGTGTGCCGCTTACGGCCACATTGCCTGCGACACTCCCACCCGTGGCGAGAATCCCCGGGTTGTAGAGCGGCATCAGTGGCTCACCTCAGTCACGCGCGCGTTGCCGTTGGCAGATGCCCAGATGCCGTCCACGTTCCCGCCGTAGAGCGGCTGCGGGAACTCATAGTACGCACCAGCTGCCAGCTGCACCGTGTAGCTGCTCGCGGACGCCGTCGTGCCGAACTTCACATAGAGCACGGCCGTCGAGTCGTTGTAGATCATCCGCGCGCTTGCTGCCGCGTTGGCAGCCAGTAGGTTCGTATTCGTGTTGGCGGACGGCACGTTAGTCAGGCTGGACGTCTGCTGACTGCGGATACTCACGGCGTGACCTCGTCCTCATCAGGTGCCAGAACGGCGTCAGCAGGCTCTGATACCGCCTCTGAGGGCGATACCGGCTGCACTGGAGCATCGCGGATCGGCTCTACTTCGTAGTTCTCGTGGAACTCGGTAGAACCGCACTGCGGGCAGCGTGGAGCACCGACCGAGTACGCGCCCCCGCAACCCTCGCAGATCTGAAGAGACATCACTTGGCCTGCTCTTCCGGTTCGACCACGGGTTCGGTCTCTTCAGTCGGGTCCGACTCCGGCGTAGCGTCCTCATCAGTCTCGGGAACGACGACAGGGGCGTCTTCCACGATCGGCTCCGGACGCGGCTCGTCAACCGGACGCTCTGCGGCGTTACTGGCGCCGCCACTTGTGGCCTTGGGCATGCTTTCCTCCTGTCGTATTCAGCAGAACGCTGATTTACATACCGCTCATGGTCTCAGGATCCCAGTCGTCCGGGTACCTGAAATCTCCGTTCGGGCAGTACAGAATGCCCGGCGACGTGCTGGGACCGACCTTGAGCGGGGTTCCATCGTGAGGGCACGCCACGGGCGGGATGGATTTGTAGTAGGTCAGATACTCCGACTGGAGTACCAACGTACTGTAAAGGTCCCAACCGAGGACTCCACCAGCCATGACGTGCCCCTTTCGACTAGCTGACCGAAGCTCCCGTGTCCAGCGGAACGTACGTCAGGTACCAGTCGATCGCGCCTGTCATGGTGGCGATCGAGGTGGTGATCTCGATGGTTCCGGTATTCGCGATGAACTCGCTACCGAGCGACGTGAAGGCCGCATTACCGGCCACCTTGCCGCTCACGATCAGAGCCGACGCCAGGCCGCCCGTGGTGGCCGACAGAGTCAGGATGGTGCCGATCTCAGCACCGCCGACAACTCCCGCAGTAGCGATACCAGCCGTCTCCTCAGTACCGCCCGTGGGCTTCATACCGAGTGCGATAGCTCCCGTTGTTCCGTTCAGCGCCGTGCTCACACGACCGAGCAGCAGGGTGACGATCACCGCTCCGCCGGTCACCGTGAACAGCGTGGCGCTGGAGCCGGAGTTCGGCGGCGTCTGCGCCTTCTTGACCACCTGGGGTCCGTATAGCAACGAGCGAAGCTGAGGCCCCTGGATGATGGCGCTCATATCACGCCCCCAGGATCGTCAGGTTCGCCGGAGTGCGCTGAACCGTCAGGTCGTGCGTGATGACGACCAGGGTGCCGTTCGTGCAGGTCACCTTGAGGTAGTCGTACCCGTCGGCCATCTGCGAGCCGAAGATGTCGAAAACCGAGGTGTAGCCGGTGGTACCGGCCAGGGCCAGGGAGTTAGAGGTCCACACGGCCGTCTGCTTCGTCCATGCGGCCGTACCGGTGTCAGACGTGGTCTGGTACCAGTGCGGGGCCTGGCCGAAGCCGTTCGCCGTGGTGAAGTTCACGTAGCCCGACCCGAACGTCTTCGACGCCGTGACGGCGACGCTGGACGCGCCGGACGACGTGACGACCAGCGACACGGCAGAGCACTGCGAGATGTTGAAGCCGACGGTGTCGGCAAGGCTGATCACGTTGAAGACGCGACCGAGACCTTCCATTCCAGACATGCTGGACTCCTTCTACTGCGGCGTGGTCTTGGCCAGGGGTGCCAATGCCTGGTTGCTCACTCCCGACAGGGACCCGGCCGCCGAATTGCGACCGGGGCTTACCGGTACGGCTTAGCGAGTGGCGATCTGCACGAACGGAGACAGTGTGTTGCTGGAGCCGTTGTGCGGAGTCAGCGCGCTCTGGATCCACGGACGGCCGTCCACGCGCTCGATGATGCGGTAGGCGACCTGGTTGTTCTGGAACAGGAAGTGCTCGCTGGAGTCCACTCGGACCTGCTGGCGGTCACCGATGAGGTAGTAGCTGAGGTCCACGAAGTTGATGTCACCCGTGGTGCTCAGCGCCGGGGTCTTCTCCGTGAAGATCACCGGACGGCCGAGGATCGTCATGGGAGGCATCTCGGAGCCGTTCTGGCTCCATCCGCCGATCCAGACCGGTCCACCGCCGGTGCCCACCGACAGCGCCATGGTGGCCAGCTCGGGGAACGTGTCGATGGAGGCCAGCCACACGGCGTTCTTGAGGCTGGTGGGAAGCATGCGAGAGTACATCTTGACGATGTTCTCCCACAGAATAGTGCCCGTGGCCTGGCCGGATTCCTTGGCGACCTGCACGGACGCCGGGCTGTTGATGAAGCCGAGCGGCGTACCAACGCCGGTCTCGGTCATGAACGCGACGTCCTCGGACCACGCGAGTCCAGCCGGAACGCGGCTGTCGAACCAGCCAGCGAACGCCGGGGCGTCGTCCAGAAGCTCGGCCGGGACCTTGAAAAATCCTGTCAACTTCTTTGCATCGAGCACGACCCGGCCGAAGGTGGCCGTGGACTCGGTGAGAGCCGCCGCCTCTTCGGTCCAGTAGAAGACCACGCCGCCGAACAGGCTGGAGACGTGCGAGGTGTCGTCCACGGTCGGGATCGGGACGCGCAGCGTGCTCATCGGGATGACGGTCGCCCGGCTGCGGACGATCGACTCCTCCAGGGCGAGCTGGAGCAGCTCGGAGCGCATGATCTCGGGGATCAGGAAGCCACCGGCGCCCGGCTCCTCCGAGCCGAAGGAGTTCTGGAACTCCTGGATCACCTTGAGCTTGTCCACCAGCTCCGCGCGGCCCGGCTTGGTGCTCGGGTTGCGCAGCTGCATGATGGCCTGGCAGTACTCGCCCATGGAGTTGAAGCGGTCTGCCGACTTGACCTGAGACTCCAGGGCAGCGCCCATCGCAGTCTTGTTGTAAACCGCCCCACGTCCACGGCTTACCAGAGCGGTTCCGTCCGCCGTGATGGCAGGAGAGCCACCGGCGAGCGTAGCGCCCATCTTGGGGCCGTACTTGGCACCCGTCAGTCCCTGGTCTCGCAGCATGTCGAAGACCGTGCTCTGAACCTGCGTGCGCAGGTCGTCAGTCGCGTCCGGGTTATTCTTGACGTACTGCTTGGCGTACGCGTTCAGGAACTCCTTGGTGGTTCCGTCGGCGATCGCCGCAGGGGCGAAGTACTCCTTGAGCTTGTCACTCTTGTTGCTCAGGAGATCCTGGAGCTCTTCAGAGCTCGTCGGGACCTTCAGCTTGGCTGCCACTACATCTCCCCTCTCAGGGCGTCACCCAGGACCATCGACAGGAGCCTGGTATCAATTGCATTGCTCGACTCATAGTCGGGGTTGATCTGCTTCATCAGCCCCTCCAACTTCGTCCTGGCCGCCTCAGCGTTAGCGAGGCCCTCGGTCTTGGGAAGCCGTGAGAGAGCATTGCGAACCCCGGCCGCATTGGGCGGGGAGCTTGGGGTGTACTTGTACGGCAGCGCCCAGTGAGACTGGGTTGCCGGGTCTCCGGTGGTGTGCTCGCCAGCGCAGATGGCCTTGAAGAAGGCCGCCGGGTCGTCGGACTCGCTGCCGTTGTGCCACGCCTTGGAGGCGTCCCACTCGCTGTTGTCGACGTCGGCGTTCTTCACCTTGGAGTCGGCCTTGGCCTTCTTCTGCTTCTTGCCGCTGGACGCAGGTCCGGGGCACGGCGGAATCGGCTTGATCTGGTTGCCGTCCTCGTCGAAGTAGTCGTGGTCCGTGTCGCCCTCGGGCGTGGAGTCGTCGTCCCCGTCGCCGTCGGGATCCCAGGCCCGGTAGAACGTGGTGTCACCCATGCCCGTCATCCCTGCTTTCCGCTGCCAT